GAAGCCACTTGCAGAACTGAGAAAGCGTGTAGCTATAGAGGGACCTGGTGTATATAAGATAACTCGTTTAAAAACTGGGGAAATATATATAGGACAAGCCGTAAACGTATCTACTCGTTGGACCGAACACGTAAAATCGGCTTTAGGCGTTGGAACATTAGCATCTTCACAACTTCATAGAGCAATGGCCGAAGATGGACCACAGCAATTTGTATTTGAGTTACTTGAGGAAGTACCTAAAGAAAACCTTAGAGAACGTGAATCATATTACATTGATTTCTACGATAGTAAAAATTATGGATTAAATAGTATAGTAGGAGATAAAAAATGAAGAATAAACTATTACCACTATTACCACCACTTATTACTTTTGAAGAATTAGAAAATTTTATTAAACAGTTTAATCAAAACCATTCTTCCGAACAAGAAAAGGCTGTAAAAGCAGCCGGAAAATTATTTGGAAAAGCAAAATAAATAAATAAAAGACACTCTACGACAGCAGAGTGCAAGGAGATTAAAATGGAATTGAATAAAATTCAACAACAAATTATTACTACAGACAAAGACAAAGTCGTTGTACTTAGTGCCGCAGCTTCTGGAAAGACAGAAGTACTTACACAGCGCCTTCGCTACTTACTTGACCAAGGCATTGACCCCTTTTCAATTGTAGCAATTACTTTTACAAACAATGCAGCTTCCGTTATGTATGAACGTTTAGGGCGGCCGCAGGGTTTGTTTATCGGAACTGTACATTCGTATGCTAACTATCTGTTACGAGGTGGCGCGGTAGACACAGACGACATTATCAAAGAAGAACGCTTTGATGACTTATTCACACGTATTGAAGAGAATCCAGACTGTATTAAGCCAATTGATTATTTAATGGTTGATGAAGCGCAAGACTCAACAGAATTACAATTTAGATTCTTTGAGTTGCTAAACCCGAAACATTATATGTATATCGGAGATTACAGACAGAGCATATATGGTTTTAATCAAGCAGACCCAACGTACCTTATAGATAAAACCTATGAGCCTGGAGTAACTGTATACGACATGAATACAAACTATCGTAATAAGCCAGAGATACTCCGCTTTGCGAAAAAATTCCTTTATCGTCTTGGTCCAGACTATGAAGACGATTCAATAGCCGACCGCAACAGCAATGGACTGGCCGCAGTAGTCGAAGGAAAATTAACGCCAAGTGAAACCGTAGATTACTTATGTACGTTGCGCGAGCGCTATAAGACACAATGGAAAGATTGGTTTTTACTTTGTAGAACAAATGCAGATATAGAGTTATTTAAGAAGTTATGCACAGATAAAGACATACCAGTTGACACTTTCAAACAAGCTGACCTTACCAATTCTGAAATTGAAAAAAGAATGGAAGAAAATACATTGAAGATTCTGACCGTACACAGCGCGAAGGGGTTGGAAAATAAGTGTGTAATGGTGTTTAATGTTCGTGCTTACAGTGATGAAGAAGCAAGAGTATGCTATGTGGCTGCAACAAGGGCAAGGGATTTGCTTGTATGGGTGAAAATGCCACCGAAGAAAAAGAAAAAGAAAACACTTGCAGGAATTACAAGTTGGGAATAAATAAAAAAGACAGGTCGTTTGGACCTGTCTTTTTTTTAGATTTAATATGAAGCTGTTAATACTTCATGTGCTAATGATATATTACTAAGTTGATTTTCATTAATCATGTTCATAAACAAGATATATACGCTTTGATTAAACCACCCAAGTAAAGTAGGCGTAATTTCACTATCTATATAATCAGATGTAAAATCTTCTGCATAAGTAAGATTAAACTTACTTCCATCATATGTTAAAATGGCCCCGCCGCGATATGAAGAACCCTGAGAAAAACTAATTAATAATTCGTTAGTATTCTCTCCATGAGAAAAGATCGCGTCCATGTATTTTTTACCTACTGGAATTGGAGTTGTAGGTTCTTCACTTGATGTATGTCGTAGTATATCAGTTACCATAGATTGAAGCATACTACCTAAAACTGCTCTGTTTGTATTACCAGGCGTTTCAGTTACATAATCTAATATTTTGTCTATCGGACTGACTGGTTCTGACACCGAATTTTCCGGAATTAATTCATCACTAGCATTAATTGTTTCTGAATCACTCATTTAAATCACCTCACTTATTTAGTAGTTATAATAATTGATTCATCGCCCTTTAAAAAGAAATTATTGTTATCAGTACTTGGTACTAAATTATTACCAGTTATTGTCATTTCATAAAGACTCCAATCTATATTAGGAAAAGCAATAACTGTTCCCACTGGCGTTACTGGTACGGTATATGTACCGGTGGTAATTGAATCATTATATATCATTAAGCTCCCAGTTGTCTCATCATAATATGGGAAAATAACTATTAAATCATCTTCTGAAATGGCGCTAGAAGTTCTAGTTATATTAAAAGTAGCCGAATCAAAAGTTTCTTCAGTTGGCACATCAACTGTAACTTTATTATATACTTTCCCTTCATCTGGAGTATATATTTTATTCTCACGCGCAATTAATTCTATTTCCGTTTTAGGTACGATAGTGTCACCCTGTTCAACAAGCGCATCTAACATTCCTGATAATACTGCGCGATTGGTATTATACGGTGTTTTAGATACATAATTTAAAATTTTTTCCTTTTCATAACTCATGATTTATACCGTCCTTATTCGTATATTAAAAAAAGCAATTAATTAATTAGCTTCTTTAACTTCTACATGCGCACTAGTAATATCTGCTGTTACATCGGTAGGTACAACTTCAGTTTCAAAATTGAGTTCCATTCTATTTTCGTGAACGTATAAAGAAAATTCATAAATACCATTGTTATGTGCTTTAAAATCAGAATCATAGTAGTGAATACCATACTCATTCGAAGAACCAGAAAGAACATGTGTACTAACCTGTTCTCCAGTACTAAAAGTAACATCAAAAACGTATTTTTTCGTCGAATCAAATTTATCTAAAAAAGATCCCCTCACTGTGCCACCGACTGAAGATTGTGAAGTATCTTCTATATTACAGTCAAAAGATAAAACAATTTTATCTTTCTGTTCATTTCCCTGAATCTTTTCTTTTATGATATTAGGATTTGAATTCCATGGTGTTTCATCTTCTATATAATCATAAAGTGAAGCATAAGACTCCGGTGTAAAGTCTTCTAACCAATTTTTCGCCACCGCCCAATTAACTCGTGGAAGCGATTTAAGAATATATTCAAATGCAGTCATTATACTACCTCCCAAACATAATTTTCCTATAAATAAGTACGTTTCTATGTCTTAAACTTCTTAAATTTGACTTTTCGTAGAAATTTTGCTATAATAAATATAGAAATGATAGAAAGGAGATATATCAAATGGTAGAAATAGGTGATACAATTAGAATTGACTATATGGAAGGCGAGTCTGACTATACAGGGCGCGAAGGCATAGTCAAGTCAATTGACGATGCTGGACAGATTCATGGCACATTTGGTGGCTGTGCGGTTATACCAGGCACAGACTCTTTTACAGTTATTAAAAAGAGGGATGAGTAATGTTTAAGGTTAAAGATTACAAAACGAAACAAATATATCAGGTACTAAGTGTTCAAGTAGTACAACCATTTAATATGACTCAATTTCTTATATGGGAAGATGCAGAGTGGAAATGGGCACCGGCTGAACGATTTGTACCACCAAATTACGAGGGACTATAGAAATGAAAAGAAATAAAAAACAACGTAAACAACGTAAAGCAGAAATAATCAGAAATAGACGTCTATGTAAACGCTATCCATTCCTTATTCCACGCCAGATATGGACGGGTAAAATTCTATGGAAAGTTTACCACGACAAACATATCTATCCATACTGCTTTACTGAACTTGACAATATGGAAGATGGCTGGCGCGCGAAGTTCGGAATTCAAATGTGTGAAGAAATTAGACAAGAACTAGTTAAATATAATTTCCTCTATGACTATCGTATACTTCAAATAAAAGAGAAATTCGGTGAGCTACGTTGGTATGACTGTGGAATTCCAAAAGGTAGTAAAATATGGGATATAATAAATAAGTACACCCTTATTTCCCGCCAGACTTGTCTAAGGTGTGGCGCGCCGGCGAAAATTATTGATTTTGACGGATGGCTTATGCCACTTTGTGATAAATGTCAGGAGAAAACGAATGGGTAAATTGAAAAATATTACAATAGAAGAAGACGATAAAATTACGGTAATCAATCCTCATCCAACAGCGGACATTGAATATACGCAGGAATATGAGGAAGAATTGCCAGACAAATATAATAGACTCCCTGTATATGAGGCTAATATGTTCGTACAGCGTAAACTGGTTGGTTTAACAATTCATATTTACGATGAACAGGGGCTAGAAGGAGTAATAATTAATGAATGAATACAATGCTAATGATATACAAACTCTTGACTTCCGAGATGCTGTTCGCGCACGTATAGCCATGTATATGGGCAGCGCAGATAATCAAGGCGTTCTTCAATGCGTTAGAGAAATTATAACCAACTCAATTGATGAAATGACAATGGGGTTCGGAGATACAATAACGGTTAATTTATTAGAAGATACTGTTACCGTAACTGATAATGCGCGCGGAGTACCCTTTGGATTAAGGGAAGACGGTACAGAAGCTATGGAAGCCATATACACAATGCCACACACTGGTGGTAAATTTAACGAAAAAGTTTATCAGAATGTAGCAGGAATGAACGGAATTGGTAGTAAAGGCGTCGCTCTTTCTTCAGTTAGTTTTATTGCGCACTCATACAGAGATGGAAAAGAAGCTACTTTAATACTTGAAAAAGGTATTAAAAAAGAATTTTATATAAAAGATATAGCTGATAAAGAACGTCATGGAACTGAAGTATGTTTTACTCCAGACCCAGAGGTTTATAATTTGGAACCTATACATATTGACTTTGGTGACTTAAAAGATATGTGTAGGAATTGGTCGTATTTATCTAAAGGAGTAACTTTTAAACTCTTTAATAAAGAAACAAATGAGAAAGTTACTTACAAATCAGACAACGGAATACTTGACTTCCTTAAAGATTCAATTAAAAAACCAATTCATAAAACTCCTTTATATATAAATGTAAAGGAAAATGGAATTGAATGTGAGATTGCAATGCAGTGGGCTGCAGATAGAAATGAGCATTGGTATGTATTTACTAATGGACTTGCCAACTCAGAAGGCGGCACTTCGTTAACAGGTGTACGTACCGCACTAACAAATTTCTTCAAAAAGAAACTTAAAGGTGAATTCAGTGCAGATATAGCAAGGTCTGGTCTATACTATGTAGTAAATTGTAAAGTACCTAATCCTTCATTTGCAAATCAGACAAAGACAAAAGTAAACAATCCTGAACTTAGAGGTCTTTCGCAGAGGGCGGCCGGTCAGATGTTGGATGAGTTCTCACGGAGATATGTCGCGGAATTTGATCAGATTTTAGAATTACTTACTAAAGAGTTAAAGGCCGAACGTGCTGCAGAGCGGGCGCGCAAACAAGTTCTTGAAGCTTCAAAAGAAATTGAAAAGAATCAAAAGAAAAAAGTTTTTGCCTCAGACAAACTTAAGGACGCAGAATTTCTTGGGCCGAACTCAACCCTACTTATCGTAGAAGGTAATAGTGCTATGGGTGGTATGGCTCAGGCTAGAGACTATACAAAATATGGAATCTTAGCTATTAGAGGTAAGATAATTAATTGTTTATCTAATCCAGAAGAGAAGATTTTTAACAATGAAGAAATTAAATTGCTTTTAAGTGCCATGAATATAGTACCAGGAAAGTATAACTCATCCAAGCTACGTTACGGTCGTATTGCCATATGTACCGATGCAGACTCAGATGGAAGTCATATTGGTCTTTTAATTATGGCGGCCCTTCAGTATTTAGCTCCAGAATTTATTAAGGAAGGGCGTTTATGCTGGCTTAGGTCACCGCTGTATATCGTAGACAATAAGGATAAAGAATCATATTACTTTACCGATGATGAATTTAATAAAGTTAGAGGTAAAATTAAAGGCGAAGTAACAAGAGCTAAAGGACTTGGTGAACTTCCGGCCGAAACGGCACAAGCATCTATGTTTACTGACGAATATCAGAGAATGGATGTAATGGAATGGAATGAAGATGCGATTGATTTACTTTATGACTTAATGAGCGAAGACGTTGAACCACGCAGAGATTTTATAATGGAGAAAGTAGATTTCTCAAAAGTGAGGGAATAGTATGAAATGTTTTATTTGCGGAAAAGAATATGACCCTAAAGATATACAAGATTTTTTTGTTGATAATGGTGATGAACCAATAAAAGTTAATAAAATTAAATATCAAGGAGTAGAATTTCCTATGTGTAATACCTGTTTTAGATTAACTATTTTTAATTTATGCTTAAATGAAAAATATGATATAATAAAGTAGGTATTAAAATGGAATCAATTAAAATACCTAAAAACCCAAGACTCTGTCCATATGCGCGTTGGTTTCAAATTATTTGTGGTAGTACCAACGAAATCCATTGGGAATGTCGGCTTACACAGCGCGCCTGTGGTGTTTTTACGAAAAAAGAGCCTTGTGAATTAACAAAACAAAAATAAAATTTTACTTTTCTTTATTTTTATTATATAATAATATTAGAAATAAGAAAGGAGAACAAACAATGATAGTTCGTGTTAGATTTAATGTAAACGGAAAACTATACGCATATAACACAAATGTAAAATTACTCGTTGGCGGAGTATATGACATTATTGCAGATGGAGAACAAACCTATTCTTCTCATGTGAAAGTTTATCAAACAATGGGAGGAACAAATAAAAATCTTCGCACAATCACCGATGCCAAATGTATTGAAGGTCCACCACGTCCACGCAAAGAATATAAAGAAATTATTGTAAACAAAGAAAAAGAAACTGTATGTGTGGTATGGCGTGACGGTACAAGCACAGTAATGAAACCACACAATGAAGAATTTGATGCCGAAAAAGGTATAGCTCTTTGTTTTATGAAAAAAATGTATGATAATCGTGGATGTTTTAACGAAGCATTTAGAGATGTAACAGAGGTATAAATGACTAATCTAAAACCAATTATAGAAGATAGTATGATTCAATATGCAGGTGCGGTTTTACAAAGCCGCGCCCTTGTTGACGTTCGTGATGGACTAAAACCATCCGCGCGCCAAATCTTTTACTCCATGCTTACAAGAAAATTAGTTCATAGTAAACCATATAAGAAAACTGCAAATGCAGTAGGTATGGCTATGGCTGATTTCTATATCCATGGCGACAGTTCTGCCGAGGGCGTTATTATGCGTGCTGGACAGCCTTTTGCTATGCGTTATCCACTTGTAGAAGTAAAAGGTAATGCAGGTTCGCTTATTGAATCAGGCAACTGGGCAGCATCACGTTATACAGAGAGCCGACTTTCAAGTTTCTCCGATATACTTTTTGCTGACATAGATAAAGATACGATTGACGAATGGCGCGACAGCTACGATAATACAAAACAATATCCAGCTGTCTTACCGACCAAAGGATATTATAATATTTGCAACGGAACGCAAGGAATTGGAGTAGGTTTAGCCAGCTCCATACCACAGTATAACCTCAAAGAAATGAACGCTGCGCTTGAACACCTATTACTCAATCCAGATTGTTCATTTGATGACATATACATTGCGCCAGACTTTGCTACGGGCGCCATTATTTTAAATGAAGACGAAGTAAAACGTTCAATGGAAAAGGGTGAAGGCTTTGCTTGTAAAATTCGTAGTGTAGTAGACTACGATAGAAAAGACCATTGCTTTATAGTCACCGAAATTCCATATGGCGTTTATACCAATACAATTTGTAAAGAATTGGAAACTATAATTGAAAGTGAAGAAAACCCAGGTGTAGACAGATTTAACGACCTCACTGGTAAATCCGCGCTTATTAAAATCTACTTATCCAAGCGTGCAAACCCAGACAAGGTTCTTCGTTACCTCTACAAAGAAACTTCGCTTCAATCATACTATACAATTAACTTTACAATGCTTGACCATGGACGTTTTCCAAAAGTATTTACATGGAAAGAAATGCTCCAGGCGCACATTGACCACGAAAAAGAAGTTTACCGTCGTGGATACGAATACGATCTGCGTAAAATTGAAGAACGTCTTCACATTATTGAAGCCTTACTCAAAGTAATCGCTTCTATTGACGAAGTAATCCATACAATAAAAACGTCTGAGTCAACGCAGAAGGCGCGCGAGCGTCTAATGAACGAATATGAACTTGATGAAATTCAAGCAAAGGCTGTTCTTGAAATTAAACTTTCCAGACTTGCTCATTTAGAAGTTGAAAAGTTGAAATCTGAAAAGTTAAAACTTGAAAAAGATCGGGATTTCATATATAATATAATTAAAGATGAAAAGTTATTTAATAACGAACTCATCAAAGGTTGGCGCGCAGTAGCCGAAAAATATGGCGATGCTCGCCGCACTCAAATTTTAAACATATCAAAAGAAGATGAAGAACCAAAAGAAAAACAAGAACTTCTAATTAACCTATCAAATCAAAACAATATCTACGTTACTTCTGTGTCTACTCTATATAAGCAAAAGCGTGGCGGCGTAGGAAACAAATTCAAAATGAGCAAAGGAGAATATGTGATAGCAACAGCGTCAGGTACGAACTTTGATACTGTTTTACTGTTCTCAAATCAAGGCAATTGTTATCATATAACCGCTAACGACTTACCATTTGAAGAAGTAGTACCAATAGAATCACTCGTAGATATAAAAGCAAATGAAAAAATTAAAGAACTCGTTTTCTACAACAAGACAAAACAAACAGAACACATTATATTCTTTACAAAGAACGGTATTCTAAAGAAATCTAAACTTTCTGAATATAACATTAAACGCAAGTCTGGAGTTAAGGCATTAAACCTTGACGCCGACGATGAAATCGTATCAATTGTCTTTATGAACGACGAACGAGTTGGAATGTTGACTGCGCGCGGTCAGTTCGTAATATGCGAAACTGCAAACATAAACGCTATCGGACGTGTTGCGCGAGGAGTAAAAGGGATTACACTTAACGACGGTGACTCACTGGTATCAGCACAGGTTATACCAGCAAACGTCAACGAATACGTAAGCGTAAGTAAAAAAGGTTATATTAAACGTACTGCGGCAAAGGAGTTCTACGTTACCGGCAGAGGAACTAAGGGAAGCAAATTACATGCACTTAAAGACGATGATGATGTCTTAGTTGAATTCACACCTATTAAAGATGAAAAAGAAATTCTCGTTGTGTCCTCTCACGCGCAGATAAAGTTTAATCTCAACGAAGTAAACCTCTTATCCAAAGGCGCGCAAGGTACGAAATCAATTAAATTGAATAATGCACAAGTAATTGGCTTATTAATTTTCTAAAATATAGTCTGAAAATTTGAGTTATTTTAAAATTTAGTATATAATATATATAGAAAGTTAAAGAAAAAGACTTTCTATCAATATTACAAAACAAATTTAATTAAAAAGGAGAAACGAATTATGAAACTTACAGAGAAGAGTGCAGAAGTACTGGATTACGTTAAAGCAAATGGTGGAAAGGTTTCTATCCCGGAGCTTGCAGAGTCTCTTGGTAGATCAGAGAGGTCGGTAGGCGCTAATGTTACAGACCTGACAAAGAAAGAGCTTGCTGTTAGAGAAAAGGTAGAGATTGAAGGAGCTGAAAAGCCAATCACATACGTTGTTCTCACAGACGAAGGAAAGAACTTTGTTCCAAGCGATGACGCTGAGTAGTAAAGAGTAAGCAAAGGATAGGAGGCTTGGCACTATAAGCCTCCTTTCTATTATTCTTTTTAAAGGTTAAAGTAAACAAAACAAAGAGGTAAACAAATGTTAAGACAAGCGGAAAACAAAGTAAAGATTGAAGGAATTCTCAGTGAAATTGATATTAAGCCAAGTACTTTTAAGAAGAATGGTCGTGACGTTGATGCAATCGGCGGTTCAATTAATGTTAAAGTAGTACAGAAGATTGGTAACGAAGAAAAGGAACTTATGATTCCTGTTCATATGTTCGCAGCCAAACTTACAAATAAAGGAACACCAAATCCAGCTTATGAGTCAATTATGAAGGTTGCAAATGAATTTACATCTATTGCGGCCGCAGGAGACGAAGATAAAGCTGATAGAGTACGTATCACTTCAGGTTCAATTAGAATGAATGAGTATTACTCACAGGATGGTAGACTTATCTCCTTCCCAAGAGTTATGGCTTCATTTGTTTCAAGAATTAGAAAAGAAGACTGCAATCCAGTAGCAGAATTTGTAACTGAATTTGTAGTTGCTGAAAAGAATGATGAAGTTGACCGTAACGGAGAAGCAACTGGTAGACTTGAAGTTAGAACAATCATTCCACAGTATGGTGGAAAGGTTGATGTAGTTCCAATGTATGTTGAGAACGAAAACGCAATCAATGCAATTTCGTCTTATTGGAACGTAGGTGACACCGTTAGAGCGGTTGGTAAGCTTGACTTCTCTTCAAAGACAGAAACAGTTGTTGAAGAAATGGATTTTGGTGAGCCAATTGAAAAGATAAGAACAATTAATAAGAGCGACCTTATTATCACTGGTGGTTCACAGTCTCCACTTGAAGGAGATTATGCTTTTGATAGTAATGAAATTGATGCAGCACTTGCAGAAAGAAAAGCAACTCTTGAAAGCAACAAAACAAAGAATATGTCAAGAACTTCAACAAAGAGCGCTCCAGCACAGGGCGGATTTTCAAATCTCGGATTTTAATGGAGGTGGGCTATGGTAGATATTTTAAATATCCAGCCCACTGTTATTTCAAGAGACTTAAAAGGTAAATATATACTGATATACGGAAAGCCAAAAGTAGGTAAAACTACTTTGGCTTCCCATTTTCCAAAGAACCTTTTAGTTGCTTTTGAAAAAGGTTATAACGCTATTGATGGTGTTAAAGCCGTAGACATTAACCGTTGGGCAGACTTTAAGTTAGTACTGCGCCAGCTTGAAAAGCCAGACGCGCGAGCAATGTATGATACAGTTACAATTGATACGACTACAATTGCTTATGAAATGTGTGAACAATTCATCTGCGCGCAGAATGGTGTGCAGTCAGTTGCAGATATTCCTTGGGGACAAGGCTACTCCGCAACTAAAAAAGAATTTGAGAACTGCTTGAGAAAAATCACAATGCTTGGTTATGGTCTTGTTCTTATTTCGCATATTGAGATAAGAAAAGAAAAAATTGACGATGACCATGAACGTGAAATACTCGCGCCAAGTATGCCAAAGAGATGTTATGAAGTAGTAAATCAGATAGTTGATATTATCGGTTATATTGCTACTGAATGGCAGGAAGATGGTTCAAGTGAAAGATGGCTTTATACAAGACAAACTCCGACAGTCATGGCGGGCAGCCGCTTTAAATATCTCGCACCTAAGATTAAACTTGGATATGACGAGTTAGTTAAAGCAATTAATGACGCCATTGACAAGCAGAGAGAACTTGATGGAGCTACAGTAGTTGATAAAACAGAAACTAAAGTAGAAGAAAAGCTTGACTTTGATAAGATTAGAGACGAAGCACAGATTATTTGGGGGAATTTAGTCGGTAAAGACCCAGCTAATGCAGATAAGATACTTAAGAAAGTAGAAATGACTTTCGGTCATAAGGTTAAGCTTTCTGAAATAACAGAGGACCAGGTTGACCTATTTAACTTAGTTCTTTTAGACATGAGAGAAATGGCGAAGGAGGAGTAGTAATGCTCCTCTTTTTAAATTTGACAAATTCACAGATTTCTGGTATAATATATTTAGAGATAAAAAGGAGAACGAAATATGGCACAACATTGTAGGGTCTGTGGATTACTTTTAAACTTAGATAAAGACGATTGGATTAAACCAGTAAACAATTATTACTATCACAGAGATTGTTACTATGAATGGAAAAAATCAAACCCAACCGATGATGAAGAATATAGAGATTTAATTTATGACTTTATAAAAAGAGATATGCACTTTGAATATAGTTATTGGAAGTGTGAAGCACAACTGAATAAATTTGTAAAAAATGGTATGACACTTAAAGGTGTCTTTTTTGCGTTAAAATATTTTTATGAAGTGTGTCATGGCGATTGGTCTAAAGGTCATGGCGGCGTTGGTATAGTACCATATATATATGAAGATTCTTGCAGGTACTGGGCACGCAGAGAGCAAGAGCAAAAGGGCGCAATAGCAGAAATAGAGCAACAAATGTTAGAAGCTCATCAAAGAGAGGTTAAAAAGGTACTCGCGCCACAGCCAAAGAAAAAGAAAAAGGAAGTAGACCTAAGTGTATTAGGAGAAATGGAGGATGAAGAGTGGTAGATAAAAGGTGTATACAACAAGTACTCGGCAGCCTTATTAAACATCCTCAATATTTAAGTGAAGTTGATAAGTATAATCTGGTAATTACAGATTTTCCAAGTAGGTTTGAACGTTCAATTTTCTTAGCAATATCTGGTTTATATGATAAGGGTGCAACACGTATTCAACCTATTGATATAGAGAACTATTTAGAAACTGACCCAGTAGCGAAAACGGTTTTTAAAGAAAATAATGGGATTGAATATATACAAGATATAATAGAACTGAGTGAAGTTGAAAATTTTACATTCTATTATACAAGATTAAAGAAATTAAACTTATTAAAAGACTTACAGAAAAGTGGAATAGATACATCGGAATTTTATTGTGAAGATTTAACTAATCCGAAGTCAGAGGAGATTAATAGAAACTTTGATTGGTTGGAATTAAAAGATATAACTGACCGAATTAGAAAGAAGTTGCTCGGATTAGAAAACAAATATGCAGTAACCGATGAAGTTGAAAGCGAAAGCGCCGTTGAAGGTATGGAAGATTTGATTGCTCATTTTGGTACAGCTGGGTCAATTGGTTTACCAGTACAAGGTGAGTTTTATAATCAAGTCATAGACGGCGCGCGAAGAGGTACGTTGACAATTAGGTCAGCAGCGTCAAGTGTAGGTAAAACAAGAAATGCAGTAGCTGATGCATGTTATTTGGCTTATCCGTACAGGTATAATAGTACAACTTGTATGTGGGAGCAGGAAGGCAACTGTGAACATGTATTGTTTATAGTCACAGAGCAACAATTTGAAGAAGTTAGAAAAATGATTTTAGCTTACTTAACAGATATAAATGAAAGTAGGTTTAAATATAATGATTTTAGTGACAGAGAAAAATCGGTAATTCAACAAGCTATAGGTATTATGAAACGGTATGAAGATAATATGACATTAGTTAAAGTACCGAATCCGACTATTGAACTTGTTAAAACTATAGCGCGCGAGCAGTGTATTACGAAAGATGTGCATTATGTATTTTACGATTATATATTCATTGGACCAGCTTTATTGAATGAGTTTAATGGATTTACTTTAAGAAATGATGAAGTATTACTTATGTTCGCAACAGCATTAAAAGATTTGGCGGTTGAATTAGATGTAGCAATGTTTACTTCAACTCAGGTTAATGCAAAAGGGGACGATAATAAAACAATTAGAAATGAAGGTGTATTAGCTGGAGGTCGTAGTACAATTAATAAAGCTGATAACGGTTCAATTATGGCGCGACCAACAAAAGAGGAATTGGATATATTGGAACCAATGTATCATAATAACCCAGATGATAAACCGAATTTAGTTACAGATATATTTAAAGTAAGAAGTGGTCAATGGACTCAAATTAGAATTTGGTCAAATATGAATTTAGGAACACTGAAGAAGCATGACTTATTTGTAACTGATGCGGACTTGCAGCCAGTACATGATTTCTTTGAAAGAGAAGAATATAAGATTCAGAATTGGGACGATAAACAAGATTTAGAAATGCAAATTACATTACAAGATTTGAATGATGGAGTAGTAATTGATTAATTATAAAGCGATTATTGAACAATTAAATACAGAAAAAATTATTCAACTCATGGAGCGACTGGGCGCAAATGACTATGTACAAAAACCAGGATATGTAATTTTCCCGACCATATGTCATAATGCAGATGCATCAGAAGCTTCTATGAAGTTGTATTACTATGAAAATTCTCATATGTTTCAGTGTTATACAAGCTGTGAATCTATGTCTATTTTTCATTTCTTAAAGCACTATTACGAAACAAGAGATATAGATTACAACTGGTATGATGATATATACCAAGTAGTATTAGATTGTAGTAATTACAATCCATTTTTCACAAGCGCGCCAGAGCAGTATAAACAGATACGTGATATGTATAAGGCGGCCGAAGTACCAAAATTGCCAACCTATCCGGAAGGTATATTAAACTGTTTTACAAAGTATTATCCGCCAGAATGGTTAATGGATGGAATTAGTAAGGCTGCGATGGATAAGTTTAACATATTATATTCAATTCCACAGAACAAAATTATAATACCACATTACAATGTGGATGGAGAACTTATTGGAATTAGAGGGCGCGCACTCAACGATTGGGAAGTTGAGAATGTAGGTAAGTATATGCCCGTACAAATAGAAAACAAATGGTATAGTCATCCATTATCATTAAAT